CATAGTCACCGGCCATCTTCACAGAGGCTACACCGGCGGCTAATGCACCAGCGCCCACAAGCTTCATAGCCGAACCGACTGGCTCTAGGTGCTTTTTAAGCTTCCCAGAGGCGGCACTAACCCTGTCCATCTCTTGGGTGGCTTGGTCTCGTGCCTTGATAATGATCTGTATCGTATTAGCCATGGTTGTTTACACTGCTCTGGCGCATTGCCTTTTTATTCTCGTATTCACTCCGCTTGTCTTCAAGATAGAATATCTTCATCATGTAATTCACCTCTGCGACCGGCTCGTCGTCCATCTCTTGGGCGGTTAGCCCAAACTCTTTACGATAACGCCGGCGAGTTAGCAAGTCCAATGTGGCTGCTTCCTTCGCCGGCCTATCGTAGTAAATGACGCGCTCCAAGTCGCTAACTATTTTGGGTCAGTAGCACCAACCGCCGCAACAATCACTTGCGAGGCTGCGGACACTGGCAAATCGTCCAGGTCATCAGCTTCTGCGGCTACTAGCTCACCGTTAAAGACGATCTTGCCACCCACAAAACCTTTTTTAACCATAGGCAGCAGCTGTGCTGTCTGGTCGTCAGTCAGCTCGCCGTCTGCGCTAGCTTCGCCCTGGAAGTTGCGTAGCTCTGGCAGCTGCTTCATGGTTAGTGGCGCAATCTCTACGTAAGCATCTTTCCATAGCTTGCCGTACTTGTCGGCTAGCATGGCTAGACTTACTTTGGTTGCAAATTGTTGTGATAAACGGCCCATATTGGTTGGTGTCCTTTCATTATTGATTTATTAGTAACTTGCGGTGCTGTTCACCAGCTCTGCCTCAATCTGCGTGCCGTTAGCAGCAGAGAACAGGCCTTGCACAGTAAACTTCTCCATAACAACGTCATCAAGCCCTTGGTCGCGCTCCCACTCAGAGATAACGACAGCAGGCAAGGTAAACTTAAGCGAAGGGTTTTCATCCTTAGCTGTACCGATCTTGTCGTCGGTGTTTACCATTGAAAGCTCGAGGGCGTACTTGGTGTTCTTAAGCGATGCGTCCTTAAGTGTGTTGTCGCTGTAACGGCGCTCGCACTCAAAGCTAACGTCAAAGGCTTTGTTGTGAATCTCAGCAGGAGTGACGCTACCAGCCTCGTAGTAGGCCTCAGTGTTGCGCTCAATCTTCACCTTTGCGCTCTTAATAGATACACGTGGTGCTGCTGCAAGGCCGGCTTTGTTAGCGGCCATCTTCAGCTGGCAGTACTTGCTGGTAAACTCAGCCTCAGACTCCACAAACGTGACGGTGCTTGTAGCAGGCACACCACGGCGGCCGATAAAGTCAGCGGTGTACTTCACATACTCACCGGTGACAATGTCAATTTCAAGGCTCTTAAGGCACGACAGCTCGTACTTAAGGTCGGCAGCTGGTGACTTTTCAAAGATAGTCAAGCTTGGCGACAGGTTGCTATTAAGGCGGGTAAAGTTATGCTTAAACGTACCAGCTTTTGCGCCGGCAGCGCTCGTAACTTGCCCAAGGGCTGCAAGCAGAATAAGCCCAAAGCTTTCTACCTGGATCTTACCCTCAATCTTGCCCTCGCTCCAAATTTGCGTAACGATGGCGTCGTTGTTAAGGTCAATAACGCCCATGGCGCTGTTGTTAAGTGCACTCTCGTGCTTGTCTTGTAGGTCGGCGCTCAGGTGAGGTATCCAGTGAGACGCGGTAGCAGCAGCTGTGCCCCGCGTGGTCTCTTTGGCGATACCATAGCTAATGCGTCGGCCGATAAAGTCGATGTTTGCCATTATTTGGCCTCCGTGTTACTGTTATCATCTGATGTATCAGGCTCTGCCTCTACTGGCTCAGCCTGTTCGTCAAACGTTTCTTTGATCATATTATCAAACCTTAAAGCCGCCTCCTGTGCCGACGTAGCTTCTACAGTCGTGCCAGTCTCGGGGTTAAAGTAGATACGTTTTACTAATTGGTTATCGTTCATGTTCATACTCCTACTTGATTATAAACAATTTACTAGTTACCTGTGTAGTGGTCGTAGCGCACTATAACATTGATAGTAGCCACCAAAGCCATCACTGGCTCAGTTGCCACGCTCCAGCCAGCAGACGTTGGCACAACGCCCAGTACACGGTCTTTACCGCGGTGTCGTAGCCCGTCTAAGTCTACCGTGTCGTCTATTGCGTCACGGATAAGGCCAGACAGTGTGCGCATATTCTTAAAGTCCTCTGCGCGCTTGCTCTCGTCATCGTTCATAGGAATGATGGCAATGACATTAAAGCCCTCACGCCGGTGCACTTCAGTGTTTTGCCCAAGCTCGGCCGGTGCGTCATCTGGCACAATCATCACAGCAGGGTAGCCCTGGTACTTATTTACTCCGTCGTCGTAGTCCACAACCTCTGCAAACACAGGGTTGCCATCTTCATCACGGATAGCCTTAACTACCTCTACTAGTTTGTTGCTGATCTTATTTTGCATGTTACGCCTCCAACTTACTTATTACGTTTGCTATAGCCCGTGCTGCGTACTCTTGTATTTGTGGCTCAGTCTCTTTGTACGTCTTCTCAATAAACGGCTGTGGCTGCGTACCCTTACGAGCAATCGAGCGGGCGACAACAAACGGTGATACATTACCAAGCTTGGCCCGTACCCACCGTTGAAAGTCTTCGTTCTTCCACGGTGGTATACGGCTACCTGGCTTGCGGCCCTTCTCGATAACCGGTGCGTACTTACTTAATGGTGTAATCTTCGCTTCACCATTGCCGACCGTACGCTGGATATTGCCCGCCAGACGCTGTGTAACGCCCACAGGGGCGTTTTTACGCATGGATCGCTGCACTATTACCGAACCATTAGCCAGGATGCGCTGGACAGCTCCAGAGGCCTCTCCGCGCCATCTACGGCCTAGGTGCGGTACGTTACCGGTATCAACCTTGATGTAGGTAGACATTACGCGGCAAGCTCCAGCACATAATGTGAGTGAGTCACATTGTCAAAGTTTTCATACGGGTTTAGCGCTTTGACGGCGTAGTTACGCCCAGACTGATCAGTCACAGTGTCGTTTACCTTGATCTGGTCAGTGTTGGCGTACATATCAAACGCTTTGTAAGCACTGATATTATACGCCACGCTGTTCTCACGGCTCATAGGCAGGATAGTGCACGGCACGCCGCTCATAACGGCCTGCGTCTTCTGCACCATCCCCTGCGTCTTCATAAGGCGCTTGACGGTCACGGTATGACGTAGCATGTTGGCGCTAATCATACCAAGAACCTCACAAACGGTGCTAATAGCGTTTGTTCTTTCTTTGATACGCTGTAGGTCTTCTGGTAGTTGCCCACACGCTCAGATGTGACTGTAGTGCCGCCGCTGCTAATCTCCTGCATCATGCCACGCACCATAAGGATAGCGGCCATCTTCACGGCTGCTGGCACGTCTACGAGGCCATATGTGTAAGTAATATGGAGTTGGTCGTAGTCTGTACGCTCGTATTGGTCTTTGTAGCCCGTTGTAGACAGTGTGATGCGTCCGGTCTTGCTATCTATACTGTAGCCGTGCACGTCAGTTAAATCAGCGTCTGTAGTCTCGTCGGTAATCCTACCTTGCTTAATCTGTGACACCTCTTTAATGTATACGTTGTCTAGGAATACCACAGGCCTGTAGTCCTGTATCTCTGTTTCTGTTTTCAATGACCCGAACCACACACCTGTAATGTCATACAGCCACTGTGGCAGCATGTCTATATACAGCTGTAGCTCAGCGTCTTTGTCGTTGCCGGTTATACCCAGCTGTTTCTTTATTTCGTCTAATGTAACTATTGCCATAGCTTTATTATCTCCTATAAACAGAAAAGGGGACAGCCTCCAGGCCATCCCCTTCGCAAGTCACAGCCTGTTGGCTATTTCTTGTCCTTGCCAGCACCCTCAGCAGGTGGCTGCTCGTCTTTACCAGCGGCTTCAGCTTCAGCCTTTGCCTTCTCCTCTGCTTCCATCTCGGTGAGTACCTTCTCGTATGGAAACTCTGGTTCATCCTCGAACACGGACAGTTCCCACTCACGAGCGGCGTACTGGTCGCCTGCCTTGTAGCGGGCAATCAGCGCGTCCTTTTCAACTTGCCACTCGGCTTTGTGCTCAGCAATGCGAGCAGCCTGCTCTCGGGCTTCCTCTTGCTCGTGTGTCTCAACGATCTTGTACCGTGGCTCGCCGTCAAAGTAAACCTTTGTCAGCATGTCCAGGTAGTCGAGCTTTTTTTGGGTTACGTGGTACAGGTGGTCACCTGGAACGTAAACGTCCAAACATTCTGTAAATACGATGTGTGCCATTGTGTGTCCTTTCTTTATTTACTAAGCACCGTTAACGCTAGCCATGACGAACCCGTCAGTGATCAGCGGGCTTGCGCCTGTTCGTTTCATCACGCGGAGGCTGTTACGGCCACTTTCAAAGTCGCCGTTAGCATAACCAAAGTCAATGCGTACACCAGCAACGTCAGTGATCCAGAAACAGTTTTTGTTCACAAGCCACAGCTCGTCAAAGTTCATAGCAGTTGAGTCAACCTCTACGAACGGAAGGCCAAGCAGCTTGTCGTATGGGAGGCCGTCCCGTACGTCTTGGGTGTAGATGTAGCGGCCCGTGGTGTCCTTGACGGTGTCAAGCTGCGTAACCAAGTTAGTGTTACCAACCCAGAAAGCGTTGCGGCGGTAGCTAATAGGCATAGCACGGTAAGCTTTCTTCACGGCGTCGTAGTTAAGCGCTGCAACGTTAGCGCCAAAGTTGATCTTCTGGCCTGCTGGCAAAGCGCTCTTGCGGGTACGGATACCACGTGGCTTGCTTGTGCCGTCACCAGCCAAGAAAGCAATGTTCTCTTGGTAGGCAATCTCTTCAGCCAGTTGCTTGGTCAAAAGCTGTTCAACAACGCTAAACGCGGCTGCATCCTGCTGAAACTCTTCAGTAAGAGGCACAATACCGGTAAGCTTTTTAGCGACAATGTCGAACCCAGAGAAGGTTGCCTTTGTCTTATTGTAGTTAGCCTCTTCAGCTGTCCAGGCTACTTGTGGCCGGCTAACTTGGCCAGGCACACGGAGGTTGGCAGGCGCGGTGCCAATAAAGGTAGCAAAATGC